CTAGAGCCATTCAATAGTAACTTGTTCACCGTCGATATAAATCTTATTAATTAGTGATTTTAAATAAAGTTGCTTTTCTCTGAACTCTAAAGAGTTAAAATCAACTGTTGCTAAATCTGCTAAATTTTCTTGTATCTTTTTATTCTTCTTCAATTCCTCGTTTGCTTCTATTTGAGCCTCATAGTAATTGATTTGAGCATCTATATCAGACATCATAGCATCAAGTTCTGAAACTTCGTAAGAACCGCTGATATATAAATCAAAAAGGCGCTTCTTTTTTGTGTGTTCTATTTTAAGTTTTTCGTTTAAACTATCTAATTCGTCTTCTTTATCTATATTTCTAGAAGCGAAACTATAATTATTTACGCGATCAATGATTAATTCTTCGAGTTTGTCGGCTCTCCAAATTTTGTTTCCGCATTTTTCGAGTTCATGAGTATGTTTATAGGTCTTGCAACTATAATACCTATAATGATATTTCTTTCCGCGAGATACAGTGTCCTTTCTCCGATGGACAAAGCCCAACCCGCATTTACTGCATACTACCAAATTATTTAACAATGAAGCTGATTCTTTATTCATATTTGGATTTTTACCCATGCGAGAAAATATTTCTTGAACTCTATAGAATTGCTCTTCACTGATAATAGGCTCGTGAATACCTTTTACATGAACTTTATCTTTATATGAAACATAACCACAATACAAATCATTAGTTAGCCAGTTGTTATAGCGATTATATGTTCTAACTTTAAAGCCTAATTTTTTTAGTCTTTTCTGTAAAAAAGTAATACTTTGTTCTTCTTCGAAAATATCATAAATCAATCGTAGCTGTTTTGCTTCTTCTTCATTAATGTATAATTTTGTATCTATAACATCATAGCCGAATGTTCTACCTTTCGCAGTCGTTAACGGAAGACCTGCTTCAATACGCTTAATTTTACCCATTACCATTCGATCTCGGATTGTTTCGCGCTCTAGCTGTGCGAATACTGATAATATACCAATCATTGCACGACCGAAAGGGGAACTAGTATCAAGCGTTTCAGACAAACTAACAAACTCTACATTGTTTTTTAAGAAGTATTCTTCAATAAGCGTTATTGTGTCTCTTTGTGAGCGGGATAGTCTGTCTAATCGATATACGACTACAGCATCAATTTCATGTAATTTACTTAACATCTCATTTAGCGCCGGACGATTCATGTTTGAACCGCTATATCCGCCGTCAATGAAAATATCGTATACGTCCCAGTCCTTCGAGCGGCACAAGGCTGTTAGCTTTTCAGTTTGAGCTTGTATAGAGTAATTCTCTATTTGTTCTTGAGTAGATACGCGTATATAAATAGCTGCCTTCATTTTCATTCTCCTTTCGCACATACGTTCTTTTTCCGGTAAAAAGAAAAGCCCGGAGGCTCTCTTTTAAATTTTTGCATGGAAAGTTAAACTCGCATCTGAAAATAAATTGAAAACAATTTCAATGTTTCCGCCTTCGTCAACTCCAGCATAATATTCTGCATTCATATTTTTCCCATTTAATATTTTCCCGGTGGTGTTATCAAGTGGATATCTTGTGCCCATAGTGCTGTTAGAGTCATATACATCAATATCAGAATTGACATAGTATTCATTTCCTGAATTGTTTTCAACCTTATAGCTGACCTTAATCACATTTTTGGGTTTAGTCTCATCGAATTGGTTTCTTTCAGAAGTTTTAGTGGCTGACACAAGCGTAACCGTAATACCACCAAGTGTTTGTTTATCTCCAACACTGTATTCTTTTTTTGTTTGGGCTTTTTCTCTTTCTTCAATAAACGTATTTACGGCAGCTGGAAGATTCTCGTTATAGTGGTTATCTGCTAAAGCTTTTACACTAGCGCCGATTCTATAGCTTATATCAGAAACAGAATCGTAATTAGAGTTTTCTATGTTTTGTTTAAAGTCAGTAAGATTATTTAAATAGTTATTTAAGTCAACTTTAAATGAACTATCAATACTCTTATTATTCATCAATGTTTCTATCTCATCTAATTGCTGTGCTAACTTATTGTTTAATTCATTTACGCCTTGCAAATCTTCATCCGTCATCGAATTAATAATATTAACATACAAATAGCCTGTCGACTCGTAATAGCTTTCAAACTCTTTAGGAGTGAACTTTTCTTTCTCAGACTCTTTGAAATTTGATTTATCATTAGTATCCGTTACTTGTATATCGTTTTTTTCATTTCCGCAACCGACCAAGATAATACTAAAAGCTAATAAAAAACCTGTTAATAAAACAATCCCTTTTTTCATGATTTAGTCTCCCTTTATATTTTATTTTCCCGCGAGCTTCATATTAGTTTTATCAAAAGCACTACTACCAGCCATCTTTGTCTCGTCCTCATATCTTAGTTCAACCATAGGCCTCTGATTGTTATCTCCCCCAAAAAGAGTACCAAGAGCGCGTTGTTGTATTTCACTCCCTAAATAATCTGCAATTTTTTGTTTAGTGACTGCCTTTTCATACTTTAAATCTTCTAACACATAAGCAATTAACATATCATATTCATTTTCGAATGGAACCACTTTTATTAGCACCCCGCTCGAATCAGAAATCAAGCGATCAATGGACTCATTAAATAACTCTATACTATCTGATGTAATTGTAGAGGGTGTAGGTACATCATCTTGAGCAGGTTCTTCTGTTTGCTCATCCTCGGCAGCGTCTTCTTGAGCGGGCTTTTCCGTTTGCTCATCTTGGACAGTATTTTTTTTTTGCTCATTTGCTGTAGTTTCTTCTGGATTATTAATAACATAGTTATACATCTGTACAACTCTTATTAGTGAAAAAGTGATTAGAAATATAGCGGATATAGTCAATATTATTGTGTATTTTCGTCTGTTTTCATTTTTAATAACTTTTATTATAGCAAATGTCAAAGTCGCTAGAGTAGCGAAAAATAAAAGAACCCATATACCATTAAACAAACTTAATATAATTAATAAAAAAATCACCCAAAACCACCATTTTTTTAACAAGTAACTATACTTACTCATCCCGTTATCTCCTTTTTATAAAAACATAATTATTAAAATTACTATGACAGGAATAGTTATCAACAATGTCATTAAACAACCACATCCTGACATTAATTTACCAGATTCTTCCATAATTTCGCCGGCTTTTTGTGTTTTTACATTGTTGTTGCTTTGATAAATGATTGGTGTTAGACAGTTAGGACATTGATTTTCGTGATTGTCTAGTGCATGTCCGCATTTAGGGCAATACATATGTTCACCTCGTCAAAATTTATTAGCACCCATAATCATAAGGATAAAAAGAGTTATCCTCCTGGAAAACTTGAATGGTAGAGCCAAAATGTATAATATAATTACCATTATTATACATTAGTCCATATTTTTCTCTATAATTCTCTACTACTTCAATCAAAAATTTTTCAGTAACATTTAAAAAAGTAGCAGCTTCATAATATGTTCTGTAGCCAAGATCGTAGCATAAAGCTAGTGTTTGTAAATTTACTAAGTATTCATGAGATTTACGACGAGCGAATTTTTCCTGTTTAATATTATCGATGTTATTAAAATTTGTTATATCCCCAACGGTGTATTTCCAATGCATTACCTCTTCTATAATAGTACATCTAAGCTCGCTTTCTGTTAACGATGGATGCAAATGGACAACTTTATTTTGTATAAAGCCAAATAATTTTGTCGGCAAGCTGTTATCAATAATGAAATTCAATTCCGGAAATTCTTGTTTTAGTTCAGAACTTGTTTTATTCATCTATGAGCCTCCTAAAAAATTGTATTTAGGCTATTTCTCTTTTTGGGAACGAATAAACTTCAAATATTTTTCTATTTCAATTTTTTCGTCTTCCGTTAAGTCATCGTCAATGTGAGCTGCAAGTAAGTCGCTGTTGTCGAATTCTTCTCTTCCTAATAAGTAATCTGCAGAAACATCGAAATAGTTAGCAATTGCTTCTAGCTCGTGAGCTCTAATATCTCTTTCGCCAGATTCTATTCTGTTCATTACGCTTTTATTAATCCCGATACGATTAGCCAATTCGCGTTGAGAGATATTTCTCTTTTCCCTAAGATTGATAATCATTTCATTGACTTTCATATTTACCACCTTTTACTTTTAATAATATTAAGATAACACATTGCTAAAACAGAAATGAAAAAATTGCTAAAATAGAACTTGACATTTCCGTTTTAGCAACGTATACTAAGATTATAAAGATTGCTGAAACAGAAACGGAGGTGATTTTATGCAAGTTGAAATTGATTTAAAATACATCAGAGAAAAAAGAGAATCTCTTGGGTTTTCTCAAAAAGATATGGCTATAAAGTTAGGATTTAAGAATGCATCCACATATTTAAAATATGAAACAGGAGAGTATAAAATTAAAGCAGAAATGTTGCCTCTTTTGGCAAAGATACTAAAATGCAATATATCGAATTTTTTTACCAAAAACGTTGCTAAAACAGAAACGGGAGATTTTGCGAAAATAGGAGGCTAGAAAATGAAAAAAATTGCATTTACAAACTCTTTCCTAACTAAGAGAAATAGAAAAGAGTCAGTACTCACCATTGAATTAAGTATAACTGGCGAAGATTTTAGCGATTTAAGTATTTTGCCGGAACTTTATTCAGAAATTAATTCATTAGCTAGTAGATTATCGGAAAAAACTAACGGCGATTTGGGCAAAAGAAAATAGGAGGGTAGAAAATGAACATAAGATATTTGAGTAAGAAAAGAAGTGAAGAAAAAGATTTGATTTTTAAAACCAAAAACATACTACCAGAAAACTTGAAATCGTTAAATATTGAGATGCAAGGAGATAGAAATTGTTGTAGTGGACTATTAGAAATTAATGGAAAGCAATTAGGAAAAGGAATTACAGCAGTGAAGTTAGATTTAAAAGCAGGATCGTTGCCAATTGTGCAAGTCAAATATCATCCATTCACAATCAGCGAAGAAATGCGAAGACTGCTTTGGTCTGGAAAATACTAAAAATCATATTGGAGAGTAAACGAAATGGGAGGCTAGAAAATGAGTAACGAAGAGTTAACTTTGTCAATCAAAACTAGTCAAAGAGAAGATGGGTCTGCATATAATGCCATTCAACTTGGTGACTGGAAAGTAGGACGATTTGTAACAGGTGTTCATTTAGAAATACTAGGCGGTAAACGACCAAAGTTAATTATTGAATGCTATCCAGAAAGAATAGATGTGGATGGTTTAGAAGTAGAGGCTTTTTTAAAACAAATAGAGGAGGAAGAAAAATGAATAACATCAAACAAGCAATTATTAAATTAGAAACAATTTTAGAAAATGGTAATGAAAAAGAGAATAGATTATTCGTTAAGTACAACACTATAAAAAACATTTTAGATTTACTTGAAAAAGATCAAGAGCTAAAAATTATCGAAATGGAAGTAGAGCTGAATGGAGTAGAGGATTCCATAGAAAACGCTACTTTGTTAGGGACTAGATTAAGTGAAGCCAACTCTTTGGCTGAAGAATTGGCTAACACTATAAACTCGTTAGAAATTAAGGTGAAGTGAAGCTTTTCCAAAAAGAATAGGAGGTTAAAAAATGAAGGACTTTGAAATGATGGAAGCAATTAAACAAAAACGGCTTGAATGTAAATTAGTAATTTTGGAAAATTTTGAATCGAGTTTTAAAGAAGCCCTCAATAAGGGAGATTCCGCCATGGTGTCGGCTTTAGCGGAATCATTGAAAACAGTTATTAAATAGTGAACTCAATGTAAAGGACATCATTTGAGTTCATTAGAAAAACTTTCGATAAATCGTTTTCTAACTCGTTTGCACCCTTATAAATGATTTTGTAAGTTTTATCGGCTTCTAAATAAAAATCATTTAAATCAAAACTTTTGTTATCTGGAAAAGATGTAATGCTTATAACGCTCATTAGAGCAATGGGCTGGTCATCAGAGATACCTTTGAACATTATATCCATGCGATTTTTCACAAATTCCACCTCCCTTCACAAAAACTATAGCACTGTGAAAGGGCGAACAGAAAGGAGAACAAAATGTCAAATTTACAAGTAATTGCAAATGAAATGTTGCCAGTCCTTGAAAATGAAAAAGGCGAGAAATTTGTTGATGCCCGGATGCTTCATGAAAAGCTTTTAGTAAATACAAGATTTAATGATTGGATATCTAGAATGATTGGAAATTATGGTTATGAGAATGGTTTAGACTTTTACTCAACTTTGAGTAAAACCAATGGGCGACCATCAACAAATTATTTTTTAACTTTAGATACTGCTAAAGAATTAGCAATGGTGCAAAACAACGAAATGGGCCGAGCGATTCGAAAATATTTCATTGAAGTAGAAAAACAAGCGAGGAAATTAGCAACTGAATATCCAACGTTTTCATACATGATAGAAGATCCAGTTGCTAGAGCTAAAAAATGGATTGAGGAACAACAAGAGAAGCAAGAGGCTTTAAAGCAACTTGAGGAACAAAAGCCAAAAGTGGTTTTTGCGGAAGCTGTGCAAACGAGTGAGAACACGATTTTAGTAAAAGATTTAGCTACTATTCTAAAACAAAAAGGATTAGATATAGGGCAAAACAGACTTTTCGAATGGCTGAGAGGTAGTGGCTATTTGTTAAATAAAGGTGCTTATTACAACAAACCGTCACAAAAAGCGATGAACTTAGGATTGTTTGAACAAAAAACACATATTCATACAGATAGAAACGGCTTAATGATAACGACCTATACACCGCGAGTTACTGGAAAAGGACAAGTATATCTATTAAACAAGTTATTGGAAGAACACGATCAAGTTATAAGTTAAGCGTCGCCTACCACAACGACGCTCATACAGACAACTAATAGTCACGGGGAGCGACTAACAACAGTATATAACGATAAGTTGTTAATTAGTCGCTGAAAAATAAACAAAAAGGATTGAGATATTATGTTTCAAAAATCAACATATGCACAAAATGCGATGCAAGTTTTAGCAGAAACTCGCACACAAAAAGAGCTAGCAATAGACAGTTATGTAACGCCAGCACTGATAAGCAATCAAACGAAAGGGAAACGAACGGTTTCACTTGAACAAGCAGAACAGTTAATTGATAGCTACAACGAACCAGAAAGCACTTTTATGTTTGCGCATGAATTTAGTAATGGAATGATACCACCTTTGCTAGACGGACTAGACAACCACCATGCTTCCTTAACAAACAGATTTGAACTAGAAGTTGAAGAAGCAATAAACACGCTGAAAAACGGCTTAGAAACGATGACATATAGCTTGAGAAAAGGTGACATGTTACAACGAGAAGCCGCAAAACAAGTGATTTCAGAAATAACAGATGTGATTGCAACAGCATTAACATTAAACACTAGCATTGCAAGAACTTTCAACATAGACTTACAACAAGTTTTGAACAAGCGGGATCAATATTATCAAAAATCTGGATTAGTAAGGAGTTGTGAAAAATGAATAAAGTACTTGTATCAGCTAACTACGAGGGTTACGAATCAAAAAATATTAATTTCACGGAATTAAATAATATCGTCAAAGGCCGATTTGAAAATATGGACCAAAAAGAACGAAAAAAAAGAGCAGATAAATTTAATCAAAAATTTGAAGTGACTAAAAATTTAGTAGATGGCCATTTACGTGAAATTATTGTGCCAAGGCGCGCACTATGAAAAATCAAATGTTATACAGCATCTTAGTCATAATAGCAGCGGCATTAGCATTAATAAACTTATGTAATTTGATTTTAATTCTAATTTTAATTTAGGAGGCTACAACAATGGCGGAGCGAATTTTTCGTAAAAAGACGATTTTCGGGGATAGCGAGATTTTCATAGATGACAGAACAAAAATGATTGCTAATCCGGCTTTTAGACAGAAGACAGCACTAATTGAAACAGGTTGCGAAAAAATGACAGACTATATCGAAGAGCTGAAATTAAAGGGTTATGAGGAGGTCACGCGCTAATGGATGTTTTTGCAGTAATAATTTTAGTTTCATTCATGTCTGTAATCGCAGGCTACTGGCTGAGAGGAAGTGATAAAAGTGGTTGAAAACCCGCTTGTGGTTGATGATCTTTGGAACGACGATTTTAGGCATTAAAAAAGCACGCATAGCAGTGCGCGCTTAAGGGATTTGAGATATTAACTTAATAAAATTATACCTCAAACCCTTAAATAAATCAATGGAGGTAAAATGATGGCAGTTTCAAAAGAAAAAACAATGCATATCTTAACAAGCATCAAAGATATGGATAGGACGCAATGGTTGTTAACTCGTCGGCAAGGTATTGGTGGCAGTGACGCAGGAATAATCATGGGATTAAACAAATATAAGACAGCTTTCGAGCTGTGGCTAGATAAGACGGGTCAAGTATTACCAGACGAATCAGCGGGAGAAGCAGCATACTGGGGAAATCAAATGGAAGAAGTTGTAGCAAAGGAATTCGAAAAGAGAACAGGCAAAAAAGTTAGGCGTAGTAATATGATGTATCAGCATCCAGAACATGATTTCATGCTTGCAAACGTTGACAGATTTATCGTAGGAGAAGACGCACTTTTGGAATGTAAAACAGCCTCAGCTTATCTTGCGAAAGAATGGGAGTCGGATGAGGTTCCAGCGACTTATTTAGTGCAAATACAACACTATTTAGCGGTAACAGGAAAAAGTAAAGCTTATGTAGCTGTTTTAATTGGTGGAAACAAGTTTATTTGGAAAGAGATTGATCGTGACGAAGAATTAATAAATCAAATTATTGCTTTTGAGTTAGATTTTTGGGAAACAAACGTAAAAGGACAATTAGCACCAGCACTAGACGGTTCAAGCGCAGCAGAAAAATATTTAAAAGATCGTTTTGCTAAGTCCGAAGATAAGCAAATTATTCTACCAAAAACATTTAATGAGTATTTAACAGAAAGAGCTAATTTAGAACGTGATATAAAGCTTCTAGAGACAAGAAAAAAAGAAATTGATAATAATATCAAAGGTCACATGGAAAGCGCTGAAAAAGCCTTATCTGATAACTACGAGGTTAGTTGGAAATCAATGACTAGCAAGCGTGTAGATACTAAAAAACTAAAAGAAAAATTCTCAGATATTTATTTAACCGTTTTAATGGAAAGTCATTCAAGAAAATTCACTGTGAAGGAGATTAAATAAACATGGCAACTAACGAAGCGTTAAAAAATCAACTAGCAAATAAACAAGGTGGGGGACAGGTCGCGACAGCCCAATCTTTAGGATTAAAAGGTCTACTAGAAGCTCCAACAATGCGCAAAAAATTTGAAGATGTACTGGACAAAAAAGCACCACAATTTTTAACTTCACTATTAAATCTCTATAACGGTGATGACTACTTACAAAAAGCGGAACCTATGAGCGTTGTTACTTCTGCCATGGTTGCTGCTACGCTAGATTTACCGATTGACAAAAATCTAGGTTATGCGTGGATTGTACCTTATGCAGGCAAAGCACAATTCCAATTAGGCTATAAAGGTTACATTCAGTTAGCATTACGAACTGGACAATATAAAAGTATTAATGTTATTGAAGTACGAGAAGGCGAGTTACTGAAGTGGAATCGACTTACTGAAGAAATAGAGCTTGATTTAGATAATAACACAAGTGAAAAAGTTGTCGGTTACTGTGGATATTTTCAATTAATTAATGGCTTTGAAAAAACAGTATATTGGACACGCAAAGAAATTGAAGCACATAAAAAGAAATTTAGTAAGTCAGATTTTGGCTGGAAAAAAGATTATGATGCGATGGCTAAAAAGACCGTTCTTAGAAATATGTTAAGCAAGTGGGGTATTTTATCCATTGACATGCAAACAGCTGTCACAGAGGACGAAGCAGAGCCAAGAGAACGGAAAGACGTTACAGAAGATGAATCAATACCAGATATCATAGATGCGCCCATAACGCCGTCTGACACGTTAGAAGCTGGTTCGGAGGTTCAAGGGTCAATGATCTAAATGAAAGGAGAAAAGGAGCATGTCTAGTGGTTGGATAAAAATTTATCGTTCTCTACAAGAACATTGGATTTGGGAGAATGAAAAATATTTAAAATGGTGGTTGGATTTGCTCCTTTTAGCCAATCACCAAGATAGGGATATTTTGATAAACGGAGAGTTAATAACGATAAAAAGAGGACAAAAACATACATCTGAATTATGGCTTTCAAATCGATGGAATGCGGACAGAAAACAGGTTCGAAAGTTCTTAGAACTATTGAAAAAAAATGACATGATAACGATAACTAAAAGTAGACAAAAAGGGACAACGTACGAAATCAGTAATTACAACGACTTTCAAGGAATTTCTGAGGAAATAAGAACAACGAAAGGGACAACGATTGACACAACGGAAGATACAACGAAAGAACATCAAATGGTACAACGAAAGGGACATAAACAAGAATTAAAGAACTTAAGAATTAAAGAATTAAAGAAAGATATTAACAACAACAGCGATTTAAATTTCAAGGATTTTTGGGAACAAAACGGATTCGGAATGATGCTTCCAGTTGAACTAGAAAAACTGCTTGCTTGGGTAGATGATTTTGCAGGTAATCGAGAAATTGTCATGAAGGCTTTGGAAGTTACATCAGAGCAAGGAGCTAACAAACGAAATTACGCTTACGTTAATAAGATTCTTAAAAACTGGGAAAGCAGAGGATTTAAAACAATAGCTGATGTTGATGCAGCGGAAAAACAACGACAGATAGAGTTAGAGCAAAAATATAACAAGCCCACTTACAACAAATACAACAAACCAGTTAAACAAGAAATATTGCCAGATTGGTTCGACAAAGACCAGAAACAAACAAAACAAGAAACTTCAACAACAGAATCAAGCGAAGACTTAGAAAAGAAAGTCGCTGAAATTAAAGCACAGTTAGCGGCTAGGAACGAGGCGAAGGCATGAAAACAATCGCGAATGAGTATCAAGAATACATCACAGAAAGAATAAGGCTAGGTGACAACGGTATAAAACTAACTGCTTATAGTTTTGAAAATGGCTATCAAGCGAGAGTGATAGAAAATCTAGATTCTAATGTTGTATCTCTTGTACTGGTTAAGTTTGATGACGGAAAAAGTTCTATAAAAGATATTTTGCTTGAATTAACGAATGAACAACTGATTGAACAGCTAGAAGAGATTAAGAATTTATGAGTTATGAAGTTAGAAAGGATGAAATTTCTTGGGAAAATATTACTGGCACGTGTCAAGACTTGGCGGGAAACCGTCGGAAATTCGGCACTATAACCACATTACAAAAATGTATAAATTTATTTTGCGAAATCCTACAATGTTCAAAGACAAAACTTTAACGATTTATGATCACGCGAAACCAGTTACAAACATGACGTTTAACGAAATTAGGTATAGAGCTAGTCTGAATTTATGCGAGACGGTAGAACGAAAGTATGTGCTAGGACTTACTGAACGGCTTATGAAGGAACAGAAGGGTGTGCGATCAAGATGAATAACATTGAAATAACTTTAACGAAAAAAGAAGCAGATTATGTCAAGACAATGCTTCTAAATAACACATACAAAATTCAAGCTATATGTAAAAAAAGAGAAGAAAGGAAAGAGTTTTTTCGTGAATATACAGTATTAAATGGAAACATATCTCGTAAAATTACCAATGCTCTTAAAGTTAGCATGGGGAAGGAGGAACAAGCATGAATTTAAAAGTAGGAGACAGAGTAGAACTCATTTTAAGAAGCAAAAAGCGCGTTGGGACAGTAGAAGAAGTTTATAACGACATACAAAAGTGCAAAGTGCAGATTGACGAATTTCCGGTGACAGTTACGAAGCCACAAAAGTATCTGGTGAAAGCGGAAGGGTCAGAGCTAGTAGTACCTCAGTGTGTAGCTGATTGGTATGAAGACAATAAAGGTGATATAGGGGTTTCAATCTGGCAATACATTTTCAACTGGGAATATCAAGATAAAAATAGCGCATTTTACGAAGTAATGAGCAATCAAATTAGTAGTACGCTAGAAATGTTATTCAAAATGCAGGGCGGTTACAAAGGTGAAAAAGAAGCGCTTTGCACTTTT